CTACCACTCCTTAGTTCTAATCCCCTCAATGCATTCCTTCACATCATCATCAATGACGTTCCCAGGCTTGATGCATTCCTTCATGGTGCGACGAACCCCGCGATTGGCTTCGCGTTCTCGTTGATCTTGGGCTTTGAGGTTGGCTCGGGCGGCTTCGCCCATGGGGCCTTTTGATCCGGCGAACAGTTCGTTCACTAGCTTCTGCATGCCTTTGCCATAGGCTTCGGCGGCAGGCCGGATGGCGTCACCCACTTGGGTGGCAATGGACTTGGATTCTTCTGTGAGTGCAGGGCTTGCGGCTAGGGCTAGGGCTAGGGCCAGCAGCATCCTTTTCATTGGTCTTCTCCATTCCTTCGGGCGTACCAGCGCCTAGCTACTTCCTGTGTGATCGCTATCCCGCGTTTGGATTGGCCAAGTTTCGGTTGGCCTCATCGTAGTCGGGACTAGTCTGGCCATTCTCTGGTATCACTTCGCCAGTAAGCAACCACCACCTATAGCTAGGGTAGAGCTTCCCTAGTATCTCGATTTCATCCGCACCTACACGTGCTCTCCCTCGCTTGATGTTCACCCAGCGTGGGTAGTCGGTATCACCCGCCTTTGAAAGCTCGACCAAGCTTGCAGCGTTGATCAGTTGAAGGGCTCTATCAGACAGCTTGTTCGTCATTATAAATACTCATGGCATGCCATATGTACAATTTTGTGAATTGCCTTTATGGTTTGTACATATGGCAAATTCATACGATTTGCCGTAATTGGTGAAACATAAGGTACAGCTATGGAAGAGTCTGGAATAGTGGGGTTCACCGTTACAGGTGCTGTAGAAAAGGTCACGGACTTCCGCACCGCGCCGTTCTGCTCGCAGGCGGTCTTCGCGCAGATGCTGGGTCTGGAAGACATCACGGAAGACGTGGTGCGGGGCTGGGTGGAAACCAAGACGATCCCGACTGCCAAGATTGGCCGTCGCCGCGTGGTGAACCTGCACCGTATTCGCCGTGACCTCGACCGGGGCAAATCGATCTTCTGCCAGGGTGATTACGATGCCGAGTGATCGCCCAGTGCCGATGGAAACCTTCCAGTTCTGCTTCGCGGGCATTGTCGGCGGCGTCTCCGGCAGGGTTGTGTCCTGGGGCGGCCTGACTGTCGATATCGACCGGATAGAGAACGCTTGGCTTCGTCGAGCGATTGAAGACTATCGCTGTGGTCGTAGGGGGCAGAAATGAGCCATGGCCGCCAGTCCCTACTACCTGCGCCAAACCCACGCCCCGGACTGCGCCTGCTCTGTGTGCTGGTCCGCAAGGCAGGCCATCCCATTGCACAACCCGTCGCCGTGTCCGGACTGCCGGCCCCCTGGGCTGCCCTATCTGGTAGATGGTCGCTGGCTCTGCCGTCCCCGTTCCTTCTGCGCGAAACACGACCCGTCCCGGCGTCCGCCGAAGTACTGGCACGTTGTGTACGACAGCGGGAAACCCACGCCCTTCGTGCCCGTGCGCGAAGCATTCCAACTGGAGGGCTGACCCATGCTCGCTAGGACCCTGAAAGCGCTGCTCCTGCTCTGCTTGATCCAAACCGTCCGCGCCGTGGCCGATCCGGTCAAGGGCCGCGCTCCCGGCTCGTCGGAACAGCCTCACCGTTCCGGCGAACGGAAGCACGGGCGCAGCGCACCCTTGAACGCCTCCCCCTGAAACAGCCTCCGCTGGGGAGTGTGGGGCAGCTCCTCCGCCCCGCGCTCCCGAGCCCTCGGCGGCAAGAGCGGGATGACAAGGGCAGAGCCCTTGGTGTTGCTCTGCGGGTTCCAAGGGGAAGCGTTCCCCTTGGCCGTCGGAGACGACGTTGCGATAGGGATCGTTACCCGAATGGGCTGAGACGAATACCCGTGGTTGGCTTGGTTCGCTAGCGAATAGAGCCCGGCCCGAAGGGATCGCCCGACAAATCACTTTCACCCAACACCGCTGAATGAAGGCGAAACAGCCGAATTTGCAGCAGCGGGACAACTCACGCCGAAAAAGGCGAATTGAAGGAGAAACACCGATGAACATGTTTGCAACCCAAGGCGGCGTCGTCGAACTGTGGGTCACCAAGACCGACACCTATACCTCGACCAAGACCGGGGAGATTTACGCCTCGGTCCAGTCCATCGCCCCGATCCCGGAAGGTGCCCGTGGCAACGCCAAGGGCTTCGAGATCAGCGAATACAACATCGAGCCGACCCTGCTGGACGCCATCGTCTTCGAAGGCCAGCCGGTGCTCTGCAAGTTCGCCAGCGTGGTCCGTCCGACCCAAGACCGTTTCGGCCGGATCACCAATACCCAGGTCCTCGTGGATCTGCTGGCCGTGGGCGGCAAGCCGGTGGCGCCGACCGCCCAAGCCCCGGCCCGCCCGCAAGCACAGGTCCAAGCCCCGCGCCCGGCCCAGCAGCCGCAGGGCCAGGACAAACAAGACAAGTCCCCGGACGCCAAGGCCTAAGCCGTAGGAGGCCGCGATGCTCCGCTATCTCTCGCTGTTCGCGGTAGGTCTGGCCACTGGCTACGCCTGGGGCTGGATCGACGGCCTAGCGGCCTCCCTGGCTGTTTGAGGACTGATCGCTATGTCAGGCGTTGTCGCTGTGCAGGTGTGTACCGCGTGGACCTCGACCCCCGAGGGCTTCATGGCGTGTCGCGAACTCGCATGGCAACAGGCCTACCTGATTCCGCCAGAGGCCGCTGGATACGTGGACATCCTGGTCAACGGTGGTTTCTCCCCGGAAGCCTTCGGCATCGGTGCCGCTGGCGTCCTGGGATCGTTCGTGACGGGGCTTTTGATTGGCTGGGTCGCGTCACTTCTTCGTAAAGCCAAGTAGAGAGGAAACACCATGAAAGCAATGAAGCAACGCATCGCCAAGTTCAGCCCGGTCGCCTCGTTCCGCAACCTGTGCATCGCCGGTTCCGTCACTGCCGCGACTTCGCTGCCGGCCTTCGCCGGGGTGATCGACACCAGCGCGGTGGAATCGGCGATCACCGATGGCCAGGGCGATATGAAGGCCATTGGCGGCTACATCGTCGGCGCCCTGGTGATCCTGGCCGTTGCCGGCCTGATCTACAGCATGTTGCGCAAGGCGTAACGGGTGCTCTGGTCGGTGTGGTTGGGGGCGTTCTTCGCCGGCGCCTTCATCACCGGGTACCGGACCGGCGAATTCTTCTAACCGAACAGACCGAGGCGGAAGCCCCTCCGGAGTTTCCGGCGGGGCTTTTTATTACCCGGAGAAAAGATAAATGAGCATTAAGACATTGATATCTGTCCTGAGGGTAACGCTTCTTACGGCGTGCTTGTTGCCTTCGTTATTCTTTGCTCGGAGTGCTATTGCGGGCCCTTATATATGGGAGGTTGTTATGTACTCCTCCAGTGGCTCTAGCACTCCTGCCGAAGCATGCGAGAAAGCACGGGTTGTTGCGGATAGGTCTCCGGATTGGAACTATACAAGCGCCACGCCCAAGATGAATGGGTTGGATAATTCATATTGTTCTGTTGTGTATGTTTCTCGTAGAGACCCTAGTGTTGTTAATACTTGTGATGACTGCGCTAGCTGGAAGCTTTTTAGAAAGGGGGATCAGTGTGCCAATGCTGATGATACCTACAATGCCTCCACTGGTATTTGTGAGCCGCCGCCCAAGGAGTGTAAGGAAGGCGAACTGTTCCCGGCCAAGGGCCCGGACTCGCCCGTAGTTACCTCGGGAGGCCGTAACTATGTCGGTGACGGCGGCGCCCCGACCGCCTGCTATCAAAGCTGTGAGTATGGCGGCAATCCCAGCCCGGCCAGTTGCTATCTGGTCAAAGGCTCCACCACGACGGGCTTCTGCAACTACATTCTCAAGGGCACCGGCCAAAGCTGCGGTGCCGACTCTTACACCTTCTCCCAGACCGGCGATTCGCTGAACCCGCCCGACACTCCGAACACCGATCCTTCCGACCCGAACGACCCCGGCTGCCCGCCCGGCTGGTCGTGGTCGGGGACTACCTGCGTCAAGACCCCGACCGATCCCACGGATCCAACCGACCCGACCACGCCGGGCGGTGATGGCGATGGCGGCGGCGATGGCAATGGCGGTGGAAACAACAACGGCGGCACCGGCAATGGCGGCGACGGCAGCGGGGGAGGGGACGGCAACGGCGGGGGCGATGGTAGCGGCGACGGTGACGGCAGCGGCACGGGCGGCGATGGCAACGGCACCTGCGACCCGGCGAAAGAGAACTGCTCCACCGGCCCCGAAGGCCCTGGCGGCGAACTCAAGGAACCCACGCCCGGCACCTGGGATGACGCCATCGCCACCTGGGAAAAGAAGGTCGAGGACGCCAAGAAAGAACTCAAGACCAAGGTGAAGGCCAACGTCGACCAGATGAAGGGTGCCTTCGACCTCAACCTGGCGGAAGGCGGCGGGCAACTGCCCTGCGAGTCCATGACCATTTGGGGCAAGTCCTACTCCCTCTGTATCTCCGACTACGCCGGCCAACTCTCCAGCCTGCGCGTGGCGCTGCTGCTGATGGCCGCGCTGATCGCCGCCCTCATTCTGCTGAAGGACTGACCCTATGGAATGGCTCTCCGGTTTTCTCGATCAGATCATCGCCTTCTTCCAGTGGATCTGGGATTTCTTCGCCCAAGGCATCTATGACTTCGTGCGCGACGGCCTGGTGGTCGCCACCAAGGCGTCGATGTACGCCGCGCTCCAGACTCTGATCCTGCTGATCGATGTCAGCTACACCGCCGCCCGCGAACTGATCGACAGCCTCGGCGTGCCGCAGATGATCCGCAGCATGTACGCCGCGCTGCCGGGGCCGATTGCGGCGGGTCTGGCCTTCTTCGGCGTGCCGCAGGCGCTGAACATCATCATGGTCGCGGCGGCGACGCGCTTCTGCATGCGCTTCGTGCCGTTCATTGGGAGGTGATCCGTGTCGATCAAGATCCACCACGGCCCCAATGGCTCCTACAAGACCTCCGGCGCGATCCAGGATGACGCCGTGCCCGCGCTGAAAGACGGGCGGGTGATCATCACCAACGTGCGCGGCTTCACCCTGGAGCGGGCCTATCAGGTCTTCCCGGACCTGCCCAACACGGCGGAAATCATCAACCTCGATCTGGAGTCGCTGGAAGACCTCGAAAAGATGCGCACGTGGTTCCAGTGGGCGCCCCGCGGGGCCTTCCTGATCTTCGACGAAACCCAACTGCTGTTTCCCAAGTCCTGGCGGGAAAAAGACCTCGAACGCTTCGACTACCCCGGTGGACCGGAAGCGGCCCACGCGGCGGACCGCCCCATGAGCTGGCTCGACGCCTGGACCCGGCACCGGCATTTCAACTGGGACATTGTCCTCACTACGCCGAACATCTCCTACATCCGCGACGATATCCGCATGACCTGCGAGATGGCCTACAAGCATTCCAACCTCGCGGTGATCGGCATCCCTGGCCGCTACAAGGAGGCCCAGCATGACGCCCAACTCAACCGTCCGCCCGCCGATGGCACCATCATCGAGTACAAGCGGATCCGAAAGCAGACCTTCGCCCTCTACCAGTCCACGGCCACCGGCAAGACCCAAGACACCAAGGCGGGCAAGAGCCTCTTCCGGTCGCCTAAGCTGGTTCTTCTACTGGCATTGCTGGCCGGCACTATTGGCTTTGTTAGCTATATGGGGCCAATGCGGGTTATTGGTGCTAAGCCTGATCCGGCGGCTTCCGCGCCTACTCCTAAGCCTCTTCCGACCGCTACTGCGCCTGCTGCTGTGGCTGCTCCAGCGCGTCCTGCTGCGAATAGCTTTCTTCCTCCTGGGCTTGTACCTGATGGGCCTGCTGCTGCGCCTGTTGATCTGAACGCCCATCCCTTCGCCGATCGGCGGATTTCGATCCTCGCCCACGCCTACATGCCGTCGAAGGGCGATATCTACATGTTCGCCCTGGATGACCCTGCCGGCCGGCACCTGGAACTCACCAGTTGGCAACTCGTGGGATCCGGCTACGCGATCAAGCCACGCGGCGAGTGCGTGGCCGAACTGCTCTACGGGGAATGGGAGGGGACCGTCACCTGTGCCGGCTCTTCGGTCCGGCCGGTGGCGGTCGCTGGCGAGCCGCCGTTGCTCAACCTGCCGCCATCGGCAGCGGGCGCCCGTGAGCCTGACAAGGTGCCGCTGACCATCGTCCCCGATTCCGAATACGCCTCGCGGCCCTGGAGGCAGAAATGATCGATTGGGAATTCCTCGTTCCGGTGGCTATGGGCTGGGCGCTGCATCACTGGTGGACGGTGATGACGGCGCTAGCGGCGGTAGGGGTGCCGCCATGAGGGGCGGGCCGCGCCGCCGGCCGGGAGCGGAAGGCATGAGCGATAGGCCGAAGGCGCGGCCGACGCCCCTGTAACACGTCAGATAACCCCCGATCAGCAACCCCATAGAACCTCATTAACGGGTAAAGAACATGAAGACTCCGATCCATCCAACGCGACTGGTCCTCGAAGAGAACGGGGATTTCCACAAGTCCCCGAAGGGGATGCTTTTCATGGACCCGCTCAATGGACAGTTCACCGACCTGTCAGGCGTGCGCATCCTGCGGTGTGGCGTGGACACCGTGCGGCAGTTGTACAACGGCAAGCTCCGGCCGGAAGTCATGGCGCTGTTTGACCTGTCGGTGGATGTGGTCGAGTTCGCCGGTTACGAATGGTCCAAGGGCCGTATCGGTCGCGACTCTGGCTATCAGTACCGCCTGCAGAACGCCGAAATGGGCCTGATCTTGCTGATCAAGAACCACAACATCAAGGTCGACACCATTGGCTCGCACCTCAAGATCGAGGTGTCGCCTCACGCCATTGACGGCGCCGATCCGCGTATTCTCCAGGGCGTGCTGGATGACCTGGCCGCAGCGGTGCTGAGTCACTGCGAGACCAACCAAGCAGCCGTGCATATCGCGCTGGATGTGCAGGGCTGGACGCCTCCGGCTGATCTCGTTGACCGCATGCATTGCCGCTCGCGTCGGGTGCGGCAAATCAGCGGGATCGAGCGGATCGAGTTCGACGGCAACGCCTCGGTCTACGGGCGTGGCGAGACGTACATGTTCGGCTCGGCCAACGGTCTGCAACTGTCGATCTATAACAAGACCCTCCAGGCTCGGGCCACCGACAAGCTCGACTATTGGGAAAGCGTGTGGGCGACCCTGAACGGGGATCCGTTCGGTGATGGCGACCCGGCCTATAACCCCCTGGAAACGGTGTGGCGGATCGAGTTTCGCTATCACCACTCCATCGTCCAGCAATTCTCCGAAGGCTCGCGTATGGCCTCGGGGGAGGTCATTGGCTGCCGCACCTATGAGGGCCTTTGCCCGCATCTACAGGGGCTGTGGAACTATGCCTGCGAGGCATTCCGTGTGCTCTCCCGGGAGGGCATGTATGACGCCTTCTGGAGCCTGATCAGCCAGGACGCCCGCGTCCAGGTCGAGTGCGATCCGCTGATCGAGCGCACCGAGTATCGGCGCTATTACAAGACCGCCAAGGGCTTTAGCGGGCGCAACTGCGAGATGTTTCTCGGCCAGTTCGTGAGCCTGATCGCGCGGGAGCGTGTCCCGGCAAAAAAGGCGATTGAGTCCGCCCGCAAATTGGAGTTCTGGCACGTTATTGAAGACCACTATCTCGCCAAGGGTTGGACTCGTCGCGATCTGGAAAGGCATATCCACAAGCTCATGTGTGATCGCTATCTGCGCAAGGGATATGCGATATGACGGTACGCAAGGACGGCAAGACGTGGACGGCTGACTTCTATGAGAATGGTCGTTCCGGGCGCAGGATTCGCAAGAAAGGCTTCGCCACCAAGTCTGCCGCGATTCGCTATGAGCAGGATTTTTTCGCCGTGAAGGGCGAGACGGGCCGACCGCTGGATGACCGTCTCTCCGATCTGGTGAAGGTTTGGTATGACCTCCACGGCTGCACCTTGAAGGATGGCAAGCAACGCTTGGCGCGCTGTGAGGCGCTGGCGAAGCGGCTAGGGAACCCTCTGGCGTTCGAGTTCGATTCGTTGGCGTGGGCACGCTACCGGCAACGTCGCTTGACCGAGGTGAAGCCTGAGACGGTCAATCACGAGCAACGCTACTTGTCGGCGGTCTTCTCTGAACTGATTCGCCTGGGCTCCTGGCACAAGGAAAACCCGCTGGGCAAGGTCCGGCAAATCAAGACGGATCAGGTCGAACTGACGTTTCTGTCCCTGGATCAGGTCGCTCGACTGCTGGAAGAGTGCAAGGCCAGCATGAACAACCATACCTATCCGGTCGCGCTGTTGTGTCTCGCCACGGGAGCCCGCTGGGAAGAGGCGGAAAGCCTGACACGGGGCGCTGTGCATGGCGGCAAGGTGCACTATCACCGGACCAAGAATCGGCAGAGCCGATCAGTGCCGATCCCGGACGAGTTGGAGAGGTTGATATTCAAGGTGGGCATGCCTGGATCTGGCCGCCTGTTCATGTCTTGCCGCGCCGCGTTCCGCTGCGCCTATCAACGTTGCGGGTTCCAGACGCCGGGCCAGATGACCCACATTCTCCGCCATACCTTCGCCAGCCACTACATGATGGGAGGAGGGGACATCCTGGCCCTACAGCGGATCCTCGGTCACTCCTCGATCACCATGACTATGCGGTATGCGCATCTGTCGCCGGAACATTTGGAGTCGGCACTTCGACTCTCTCCCCTTACACAGTGCGGGTATCTTTCAGACCATGATCAACCGCTTTCTTGATCGAATCCGGGCATACTTCACGGACATAAAACGTTCGAGGTTTTGCATGGAAAACAAAATCCCGCTTCCCACGGATAGCCTGTACAAGTTTGTCGCGCTCTTCTCTATGACCATTCTTATCGGGGCTTTTTATCTAACCTTCTATGCCAGCGAGAGCTCAAATGCGGTGGTTTACGAGAACTGGGGCGAGCTTGCTTCACTGCAAAGCTTAGAAAAGCCAAATGCTGGACAGGTCGCTAGAAAGGAGATGTTGGAAAGAAGGATTGAAATCGCAGTAGAAAACCGAAAGGCGCTCGTTAAGTTTTCTGTCGCTCTGGTACTGATTGGTACTGTGGGAGGCTTCATTGGCTTTGCGTTCTGGATACGCAAGCAACAGAAAGTCGCTGATCAGATCGCCGAGAATCAGCTTGAGCTTTCTAGGCTTCAGCTACTGGCGTTGCGCCATGAACTCAAGGGTAAAGGTGTCGAGGTGGACAAGCTGTAGTCACTTTGTAGTCACCACAGGCAAAAGAAAAGGGGTTAGCTTGCGCTAACCCCTTGAAAAATATGGTGGCTACACCGGGACTTGAACCTGGGACATCAGCATTATGAA